AGGAATCCTCTTTTCTTTTGTAAAAACACAACAGACAAAAATATAGCAAAAGTAAATAGAGAAACGTGTCGAAATTTGTTAATATGTAGATTGAATAGAAAGATGGTGATGTAAATGTCAAATAAAATGGGAAGACCTAAAAAATATACAGAAGTAGAAGAAATGCAAAGAGATATAGATAAGTATTTTGATAGTTGCTATAGACCAATTACAAGAATTGTAAAGGGAAAATGCATAAATGTAAAAAATAGTTATGGAGAAATACTAAAAGAACAATTTAGACCATTTACTGTGACTGGATTAGCAGATGCTTTAGATATGAGCAGAGAAACGTTATTACGATATAGTGAACAAGATGAGTTTTCTGACACGATAATGCGTGCAAAGAGAAAATGTGAGTTATATGCAGAAGAAAGGCTTTTTGACAAAGAAGGTGCAAATGGGGCAAAGTTTAGTTTAGCAAATAATTTTTCTAGCTGGAAAGAGAAAAAAGATATAGATGCAAATGTAAATACTGAAATAAAGGTTACATTAATAGATGATTAATATACAAATTAGCAAAAAGGTATTTAATGATAAGTATATTCCTTATTTAAACAATGAGGATAGATACTTACTTTTTTTTGGTGGTGGTTCAAGTGGCAAGTCATATTTTATTGTTCAAAGATGGATTTACAAAATATTAAATCAAAAGATGAATTTATTAGTGGTGAGACAAACAGGAGCGACTAATAGAAATTCAACATTTGCATTATTCAAACAAGTTATTAAACAATGGAATTTATCAGATGTTTTTCTAATAACGGATTTAAAAATAAAATGTAAAAATGGTAATGAGATAATTTTTTCTGGATTAGATGATGTTGAAAAGTTAAAATCTGTTACATTTGAAAATGGAGAACTTACAGATATATGGGTAGAAGAGGCAACAGAAACACTAGAGGCAGATATTAATCAATTAAAAGTGCGTTTGAGAGGTGGAACATCAAAAAAACAAATGGTTTTGAGTTTCAATCCAATTAATGTGAATCATTGGATAAAAGGTCATTTTATTGATAGCAAATTAGCAACGGTTTGCCATAGTACCTATAAGGATAACAAGTTTTTAACCAAAGAAGATATACAGACATTAGAAGCATTTAAAGAGATTGATGAATATTATTATAATGTGTATTGTTTAGGGCAATGGGGAGTTCTTGGAAAGACGGTATTTGATGCTAGAGCAATAAGTAAAAGATTACAGGTGATTCCGAAACCGTTAAAAGTAGGGTATTTTACGTATAAATATGATGGTTTGAAAATAACAAATATTCAATGGGTAAATGATAAAAATGGTTATATAAAAATATATAAAATTCCTCATGTACCAAAACAAACTAAATATTGTATCGGAGGAGATACAGCTGGAGAGGGAAGCGACTTTTTTACAAGTCATGTAATAGACGCAAAAACAGGAGAACAGGTTGCAGTATTAAAGAATCAGTTTGATCCAGATTTGTATACAAAACAGATGTATTGTTTAGGATATTATTATTCTAGTACAAATATAGAAGAAATAAAGACCCCAGCGTTAATGACAATAGAGGCTAATTTTGATAATTATCCGATTATGGAATTGCAAAGATTAGGTTATACGAATCAATATGTACGAGAAAGACAAGATACCTATACAGGCTCCACAGAGAAAAGATTCGGATTTAAAACAACAGTTCTTTCAAGACCTACGATTATATCGAATTTAATTCAAATAGTTAGAGAGCATACGGATTTAATAAATGATAAAGATACCTTAGAAGAATTACTGACAATTATAAGGAATGAAAAAGGAAGAATAGAAGCACCAGAAGGTGGACATGATGACCAAATGATGGGACTAGCCATTGGATATGAAGGAAAGTCGCAAGTAACATTTGAAATAGAACCAATTTTTAGTGAAAAGAAATTTGGTTTTAATATAGAAAAGCCAGTCAATAATGATTATGGCGAAGAAATACAAATTGTATAGGAGAATAAAAGTGATGGAAATATTATTAATATGGTCAATAGCATGTATTTGCTTATTGGCTTTTTATATTGGATTTAAAATAGGTAAGGGCGAACAGATAGCGAACAAAGAAATTATATTACCCAATCCGATGAAAATATATACAGAGCATAAAGAAAAGCAAGAGGTAAAGAAAGAACAAGAAAGAATAGATGCTATTATGCAAAATATAGATCATTACGATGGTACTGCAAATGGTCAAATAGATATACCAGATTGATTGTGAGGTGAGTTTTGTGGATTTAAGAGAATTAAAACAGACGGATATATGGAATTTATACGAACGTGGTAGAAATTATATGCGTATGATGCATATTTTTTCAGATACAGATAAGAATTATAGATTTTATTCTGGTAACCAATGGGAAGGTGCCAAGATAAATGGAATAGAGCAAGCACAGTTTAATTTTATAGAGACGATAGTTAATTATAAAACTAGCACGATTAATAATAACTTATGGGGGATTCATTATTCGAGTGAGAATTTTGAGAATAGAGAGTTTAGAAAGACAGCAGAAAATACTTGTGAGTTGTTAAATAAGAAAGCTACAAAGGTTTGGGAAAAAGATAGTTTGGATTTAAAGATAAGAGAATTGTCAGATGATTCTGCTATTAATGATGAGGCTATTATATATGTGGATTATGAGGAAGATACACAAAGTCCAAAGAATGAAGTATTAAGTAAAAATGATGTGCAGTATGGAAATGAAAATGAATCAGATATACAAAAACAGCCATATATCATAATTAAACAGAGATTACCATTGATTACAGTAGAACAGATGGCAATTAAGGCTGGTGTTAGCAAGGAAAAGATTGCCTTAATTGGTGTTGATCATGATAACTTTGAACAGGCAGGGGACGACGCAAAATATGAAAAAGAAGAGATGTGTACGCTTATTACAAAAATGTGGAAAGAAGAAGGAACCGTACATTTTGCAAAGTCTGTGAAGTATGTAGAGATTAAAGAAGATACGAATACAGGGCTTTCTTTGTATCCGATAGCACATTTTATTTGGAAACAGAAGAAGGGAAGTGCAAGAGGAGAAGGAGAGGTAAGGTTTTTAATTCCAAATCAAATAGAATTGAATAAAACATTAGCAAGAATGTTGTTAGCAGTAAAGCAAAGTTCGTATCCACAAAAAGTTGTGAACATGGATAAGATTCAGAATCCTAGTGCTGTAAATCAAATTGGTGGAATTATTAAAACAAAAAATGGAACAACGATTGATGATGTGAGTAAGATTTTCGGTAATATACAACCAGCACAGATGAGTGGAGATGTTCAAACTTTAATACAAAATCTGATTAGTATAACCAGAGAATTGAAAAATGCTAGTGATATTGCAACTGGTGGAGTTGATCCAGAAAAAGCAAGTGGTAAGGCTATTTTAGCGATTCAACAGGCGTCACAACAACCTTTAGTAAGACAATTAAGTGGATTGAAAAAGTTTATTGAAGATTTAGCAAGAATTTGGCTTGATATGTGGATTGTGTATACACCAGATGGTTTGACATTAGAAGAAACGCAAACAGATTCACAGACAAATGAAGCGTATACACAATTAGTAAAAATACCTGCTACTGTTATGAAACAGTTACAAGCAGATGTTAAGGTGGATATTACGCCAAAGTCTGCTTTTGATAAGTATGCACAAGAATTATCTTTAGAAAATCTGTTAAAAGGTGGATTTTTTAATCCACAGATGATACCACAATTAAAATTGTATGTGAATGCTTTGTCAGATGATAGTGTTATGCCAAAACAGAAATTACTGGATATTATAGAACAAGCAGAGGAAGAACAAAGAAAGATTGCAGAAATTAATGCTAAGGCACAAATGTTAAAACAAAGAGCAAGCCAGTTTATTAATAATGATATTCATGGACAAGCTAGCCAAATTGCTACAGCACAACAAGAGGTTGGTAAGGAAGAGGTACAACCAGAAGAAACCTATGTAGCATAATTGTTATAAGCTCCAAACTGTGATGAGGGTAAAAGCTACTGGAGATTAAAGTCGACAGACTATAAAAGGAGGAATTAAAAATGGAAAATGAGGAAATTGTAGAACAAACTACAGATACTGAAAATGTAGACACTCTATCTACAGAAGAATTAGAGGATAAGGTAGAAGGAACGGAAACCGCAGAAACTACTGAAATAGAAAATAATAATGAAGTAGTGGACGAAAAAGAAGTTAAAACATTTACACAAGAAGAGTTAAACGAAATAGTTAAAGGCAGATTAGCAAAACAAGAAAGAAAAATCAGAGAGGAATATGAGGATAAGTATTCCAGAGTAGAAAATGTGTTAAATGCTGGGCTTGGTACAAATGATATAAGCGAAGCTACAGAAAGGTTAGCAGAGTTCTACAAAGAGAAAGGTGTAAATATACCAGAACAAAAATTGACAAGTAGGCAAGAAAGAATATTAGCAAATGCTGAAGCTAATGAAATCATAGAAGATGGCTATGAGGTATTAGTTAAAGAGGTAGATAGACTTGCTAGTAAGGGAGCAGATAATTTGACTTCTAAAGAAAAGCTAATATTTACAAAACTTGCGGAAGAGAGGACAAGACAAGAGTCTATAAGAGACTTAAAAGCAATAGGGGTAGGAGAGGAAATTTTGAAGGATAAAGAGTTTAAAGATTTTTCGGATAAATTAAATCCGACACTATCGCTAAAAGAAAAGTACGAAATGTACGAAAAAGTAAAACCAAAAAAGAAAATAGAAACGATGGGAAGTATGAAAGGAACGCCAGCAAAAGGCAATGAAGTAAAAGAGTTTTATACAAGGGAAGAAGCCTTGAAGTTTACAAGAGAAGATTTTAATAAAAATCCAAAGTTATTTAAAGCTGTAGAAAATTCTATGACAAAATGGTAGTGCTTTTTCGTTTCAAAAAAGAAAGGAATTGATGAGAAATGGTAACAAATTTTATTCAATCAATATGGAGTAAGAAGATCCAAGATGATTTGGAAGTAAAATGTAAATTGGTAGACAATTGTTTACGTGATTATGAGGGTGATTGTAAGTATGCGCAGTCTGTAAAAATCTTAGGTGTGGGAGAGCCAACAATTGGTGCTTATGATAGTACAAAAGATATAGATATTGAAGAAATGAGCGATAAAGGGCAATTATTAACAATAGACCAAGCAAATTATTTTGCTTTCTATGTTGATGATGTCAATCAAGCACAGTCTGTACCAGGATTAAAAGAAAAATACCAAGAAAAGGCGGTTCATGGTTTAGCGGTTAAGAGAGATAGCTATGTTGCTGATTTAATAGCGACGGGAACAAATGTGATTACGATTGCGACTATGAGCCAAGAAGCTATAAAGAATGGAATAGATGATGGTATTGTGGCTTTAAGAGAAAGAAATTTCGATGAAGAAGGTGTTATCGAAATAACACCAAAAGTTTATAATAAATTTAAAAATGAATTGATTACACTTTCAACCAATAATCCAGAATACATAAAAAAAGGAATGGTTGGTGTGTATGATGATTTTAAAGTTATTATGAGTAACAATATGAAGAATGATGGAAATTATACCTATTGTGATATTCGAGGCAAGAAAGCGATTGCTTTTGCTGGTCAAATTAATGAAGTAGAGGCTTTGAGAGCGGAGAAGAGATTTAAGGATATCATTAGAGGACTGGATACTTTCGGTGCTAAAGTTATTGATAATGATAGAATTCAAGTATTGAAAATAGCAGATAAGAGAACTACCACAACAGAACAAACAACACCAACTCAAAAAGCAGCATAAAAAAAAGGAGCTAGGGCTCCTTTTTATATCGTGGTAAAAGATTTTGTAGGTGCAATTCCTACGACTGCGAAAAGGAGGAATAGATTTATGAGAAATTATATGAAAAGTCCAGATGTGACAATTTATAGAGGAGTAAGCGTAAACAAAGATACGAAATTAAAATTTGAACGAGAAGATGGAAAATTAAAGCAAAGATTAAAAGATCTAAAGTTTATTCAAATAGAAAAACGAGAGGCAGATAATTTTGAAACAGAAACAAAAACAATCATCTATTTAAAAGAAGGAATGACAGTTCTTTTTGAAGATGAGAAAAGGGGCTATGTTGTTCCAGTTGAGCGATATGTAACAATAGGAGAAGCATTGGAGGATTTAGTGTGTATTAAAGATTTGGATAAGGAGGTATAAAATGACTTTAGAAGAGTTTAAGATAAAAGTATATACCTTGATTGAGGAATATAATGAGCAATCTGATGATTTAACAAGTGATATGGATTTGGCTAGTAAAATGAATGGTGTTGTGAATCAGGTTATGAATGAAGTTTGCAGATTTAAAAAGATTCCAGCTAAAACAACAATGGAGATAAGATTTAAGGATAATGAAAAAGAGTATGAAATTGCTATGACAGATATTGATTCAGATATATACCAGATTGATGTTATTAGGGGAATAGAAAGTATTGTTATTGGAAAACAAGTTATTTTTACAGAGGAAGGAACTGCTAAGATTTATTATTTTAAGTATCCAGAACAAATTAATCAAGATACGGAAGATGACTATGAATTTGAACTAGATACAGATGTTTTAGAATGTATGGTTTATGGTGTGGCAGGTGATTTGTTAAAGGCAGATGTTTCTGCTAATTATGGTAAATTATATAGTGAACGATATGAACAATTGTTACAAAGATTGGATAGTAGAAATGCTTTAGGTGGTGTTTATATAAGTGGAGGAGTTGAGGTTTAATGTCAAGTTCTTTGAGTAGTGCTTCTAGTGGTAGTTTGGTTTTTAGAAATTATCAAGGGTTTCGTGGTGTTGATTTTAGTAATAGAAAAGATGAAGTAGCAATTTTTCGTTCTCCAGATGCTTTAAATGTCTGGAAAAATTATAAAGGAAGTAATGGAAATTGTATTGAGACTAGACCAGAGTTAGAAATTATAAAAGATTGGAAAGAAAAAATATATGGCTTTTCTATTTTTAATGGAAATATGATTTTTCATATTGGTACAAAACTATATGATGAAGATAAGTTGATCTATGAGGATATGGCACAAAAGGATAGTAAATTTTTTATTTATGGAAAATTATTATATATCAAAGACGGAGTTCATTACCTGGTATACGATGGAGAAGACGTAAAAGAAGTAGAAGGGTACATTCCAACTACGACTATTAGTAAGGCTCCTACTGGTGAAGGGAAGATGTTTGATGATGTAAATTTGTTGACAGGATTAAGGAAGAACCAATTTTGTAGTGATGGAGAAAGTACAGAATATTTTTTAGATGTAGAGTGTTTTGATGAGGATTATGTACCGATTGTTTCGATTGATGGTGAGGTAATTGATAAAACACAATATACATATGATGCTACAAAGGGAAAGATTATTTTTAAAGAGGCTCCGAGCAAACCTTTGACAGATGGGCAAGATAATGTAGTAATACAATTTAAAAAGGTTGTGGAAGGGTATCGAGAGAAGATAGAAAAATGTACGTTGGTTGAAGTTTTTGATAATAGAGTATTTTTTAGTGGGAATCCAGAATACCCGAATTTATTGTGGCATTGTAGTTTGAATTTGCCTAATTATTGTAGTGATACAGATTATTATACAGAAGGTGTGGATGATAGCGAAATAAAGGCTTTAGTTGCTGGCAATAATGCTTTGTGGGTTATGAAAGAACCGAGTCAAACGAATACGACTATTTTTTATCATAATCCTACGATTGATGATGAAACAGGTAAGATTTATCCAAGTACTCATTCGAGTATTAGTATTGGTTGTATAGCAACTGCAATAAATTTCAATGACGATATTTGTTTTTTTAGTGATAGAGGAATGGAAAGTATTTCGGGAGATGTGACAACAGAACAAGTAATTACCCATAGGAGTAGTTTAGTTGATAATCGATTGTTGAATGAGAAAGATTATAAGGATATGAAGTTAGTAGAGTGGGAAGGCTATTTACTAACAATCATAGGCAATAAGATATATCTTGCCGATTCAAGGAGTTTATTTACAAATAATGAGCATTATGAGTATGAGTGGTTTTATTGGGAGTTTGAAGAGTTTATAAAGAATGCGTTAGTAAAGAATGGTGTTCTTTATTTATGGTCGGATAAAAAGATTTATACATTGACGAATACGAAGTCAGATAGAGAGGTAAATTCCTATTTTACGACTCTTGCAGATGAGATGAATTATCCACAGATGTGGAAGACGACAAATAAGAAGGCAACGGTTATAGATGTTGAGGGTACGAAAATAAAGTTACAGGTAAAGACAGATAATAATTGTTTTACAACGATAGGAGTTTTTAATAGTACTACAAAAGGATATGTTAAACCTAGAATTAAGGCGAAAAAGTTTAAGTCGGTACAGTTGAGATTTTCATCAACGGTGCCTTTTTCGTTGTATTCTTGTACGTTAGAGGCATATTTGGGAAATGTGGTAAAGAGATAGGAGGTAGAAAATGGCTACAGTTGATCCAAATAATACAGCACTTAGTAATTTGGCAAATACAAAAAATCAATTGATTAATGAGGCACAGGCAAATTATAGTTCTGCTTCTCAGGGTGCTTCACAAAAATATAATGAATTAATACAGGCTAGTAAGGATTATGGAACAAAACAAGCAGAGATTCAAGAACAGAAGACGAATCAAACAATAGCAGAGATCAATCAACAAAAGGATAAAGCGACAAGAGATTATACGAAGGAACAAAAAGGTGCCTATGTAGATTATGCAAGACAAACAAATGACACGGGTGTTAATGCAGAGAAGATGGCGGTACAAGGTTTAACTGGTAGCGGTTATCAAGAAACCTCAAAGGTGTCTATGTATAATGCGTATCAAAATAGAATTGCACTTGCAAGAGAATCGTATAATGATGCTATTTTGAATTATGATAATCAGATTACACAAGCAAGACTTGCTAATAGTGCAACGTTGGCGGAGATTGCTTATAATTCGTTACAAACACAGTTGCAGTTGTCTTTGGAGGGCTTACAGTATGAGAATGAGTTGTTACAACAGTTGACGAATACAAAGTTAAGTGTAAATACTTCTTATGATAATTTATGGCAGTCTATGTATAATACGATTCTTAATGAGAATCAGTTTAATGAGCAAATGAATTATCAAAAGGAACGTGATAAGGTGGCAGATTCTCAGTGGGAGAAACAGTACCAGTTGTCTTTGGCAAATTCGAGAAGAAGTAGTTCAGGTGGTTCAAGAAGTTCAAGCAAATCAAGTGGCAAAAGTAAAGGGAGTTCTGATGGTTTAGTTTTAAAGGATGATTCAAATGGAAGTATAGATGGAAATAATGCTAGTGAAAGTAGTAATAGTTGGGCTGATAATTTTATGCAAGTATTGATAGACCAAGGTGATACTTATACAACAGGTCAATTTGAAAGGTCATTAAATAATTTTGTGAGAAATGGGAAGATAACACAAGCTGAAGCTAATGCAATTCGTCAAGAGTCTATTGAAAGAGGTATTTATAAACCAACGTAAAGGAGAAAGCTATGGGAATTATTAGTAATAGAATAAAGAAGAATAACGAAGAGAAGCATGAAAATGGAAATTCAGAAGGAATCATTCAACAAAGAATAAGAAAAATGGAAGCAGAAGGCTTTGATTTGAATGCTCCTATAGGCGTAGGAAAGGAAAAGCAATCTAATTTAAAAAATAAGATGGATACGATAAAAAAAATGAATGATATAATATCTTTTCTACCCAATAAAGCAAAAAAAGATTTTGATGTAGGGCTAGAAGCTTTTAATAGAAGAAGTAATGCTTTTACACCAAAAGTAACAAAAAATACAATCTATGATAATATGGTAAATAAAAGTCAAGTACAAAGTGATGAGCAAACTTATATTCCTATTTCGCAAAGAAACGTATATAAGCCATTATCTGCAAGAAATAATAGTGATAATAACGATAATAGTTTATTAGAAAATCTAGCAAATATGAGTAGAGCAGATAGGAATAATCAAATAAAGGGATTGACAAAAGATAAGAAGGAACAAAGTAAATTAAATTTGCAAATAGAGGAGTTTATAGGAAATAAGAAGTCTCAAGAGGAAGCGGATAGGATTAATCAAGATTTAAAAGAAGCACCTGCGTTTCCTTTTGTTCTAAAGTATAATCCTGTTGAAGGTCCGATACAACTTCCTATAAAGTTGCATCCTAAGTATGATTCTGCAATGGCTCATATTCTAAAAGGTATTCCAATAGAGGCTAAAAATGCGACTGTGAAAACGACAACAGCAATGGCGAGTTTATTACCAGAACCTAATAAGTCAGTGAGTGGAATGAGTACGAATGATATGTTGAATGCTTCTAAAGTGGTTACGAAACAATATCAACAAACAAACGATAAGATAGATAATGAGGTTGTGAGGACTGCTTCTTCTGTTTCTGGTACAATAGGACAAATGGTTCCTTCAATTTTGGCAAATTTAGCAATGTTAGGTTCAGGGAATATAGTAAATGCTGTGAATGTAGCTAGTTCAGAGTATCAAGATGCTTTGAATGATGATAATACAAATAAAGGACAAGCATTTATGACAGGGGCATTAAAAGGTGGGGCTAGTTATGGTATAGAAAAGATGACAGGAGGAAATTTCTTATCGAAAGGTTCTTTAGATGATTTAGCTAAAAAGACGATAGCTTCGAAGACTTCAAGTGATTTTTCTAAAAAGGTAGCTTCAAAGATTTATGAAGTTGGTGGAGAGGTATTAGAAGAAAATTTAGAGAATCAAGTAGGCTATGTTATTGATAAAGTAATCAATAATAAGGAGATTACAGCAGAACAATGGACATCAGATATTAGTGAAACTAGTAAGAATACAGTATTAACAACAGTTGTATTAAATTTATTGGGATTAGGTGGAAGTACTTATAAAGAAATAAAACAACAAGAAAATGATGCAAAGGTTCAAAGGATAATAGATGAAGCAGAGAAAATTGTAAAAGATGAGAATTTAAGAATTGATAATACAA